TGTTATCCATATTCTAATACAATCTAACTTTTTGATTCAATTATATTACAAAAAAAAAGGCTTAATTTAATAAGCCTATAACAATTTATTATCCAATTGCTGAATCCAACTTCTTAATAATGTTTTATTACAAGTACAAGGCTCGTGATACTTATGGTTAAAGTATTTAGAATGTAGAGTACACATTATTTTAAAATCACTATTAGACATTGTAGATGTTGTTCTTTGTTTAACATCTTGCCATATTATTTTGTCTTCTACCATAATTTATTGCTTCTTTTTTTGTTTTGTAATATCCTAAACTAATTTGTTTATCATTTTTATATTCATAAGCCCTCCATCTCCCTGAACTTTTATGATAGCTAACTCCAAGATTTTTTTTATCTTTTCTGCAGTTTTCCTCGTGAGTTATTATTTGTAAATTATTTAAATTATTATTCATTGGATTATTATCAATGTGGTCAATAACATATCCTTTTTTTGGCTTATAATTCATAAAAGCATAAGCAACTAACTGATAATTTTTAAACGTGTTAGATACGCCATTTTTACTTAATGCAACTTGTTGATATCCGTGAGGATGATTTTGAAGAGGTTTTATTTTCCCTCTTAAAAGTCTTTTACTGCCATTTAACCCTGAAACGTATCTATCTAAAGACCTTACATTACCTTTATTGCTAACCTGATAATAACCTTTGTATTCAGGTATATCTTTCCATTCTTCTACCATTTTAAAAAAGTTCTATATCGTTTAATTGTTCTTGTCTTTTATCACACCCACAATCTTTACCCCATATCTTTTTAACTAACCACTTAATTCCTGTGTAGTATGTTATGCGTTCTATTAAGTCCCCTAATCTCATAATAATTCATTTATATTATTTAACAGTCTGTTTTCTATTTCATATGTATCTGCTTTCATTTTAAAAGAAGAGCCATCTTCTCTTGTTCTAACATCTCCTTTTTTATAGAAAGATGACTTACTTATTAATTCGTTTTTAGTAACCCAACCACATATTTCTAAATCATTAGTCTTTTTGTTTAAGCTATTGAATATATAAATATCACAATCAAAGTCTTTTTGAAAGCCAATAAAGTTATGTACAAAGTAAGGTTTAATATTTACAGTTCTACCCATAGTTTTAACATCAATTTTATTTCCTTTATATTTAAAATCAAAGCCACCATCAAATCCATTTGTATATTTATGATTTAAACCAAAAACACTTTTAGTTAAAACCTCCCCAAGTAATCCTACAAACTGTTGTTCTTTATTTCCATTAGCAGAGTGTCTATTACCCATATTGTTTTTAGATAAATAAACCCAGCAAGTTTTTTTTAATTCATTAGGTATGTTTAATCTCATAGTATTTTTTCTTTTAACTTCTTTTTTACACTTCTGTAAGTATTGTATAAACTATGGTAACTAATGTTAGTTTTTTCACTTAACTCTCTTATTGAGTACTCGTATTGAATTAAATTATAAACTTTTTTATCGTACCAATGAAACTCTTCTAATGCTCTTTCAACTTCTTCATTAACACTTTCAAAATCTATATATTCAGGTTGCTTTAATCCATCAGTTAAATCAATTGAAATACTCTGCTCTTTTACTTGCTTCTTCTTAAAGTTTATAAAAGCATTTCTTAATGCTCTGTAAATATAAAAGTAGTTTACCTCATCTCCATAGGTAATATCCAAACCTTTGTTAAGCATTGTACCTACATTAACATACATCTCTCCAACAATATCTTCTGCTTGTTCTCTTGTACAACCCATTTTAATGGTTGTGTTTATCCATTTCTTATGGTCTTTAAATACCTTTTCTAACATTAATTAGTTTGATTAAATTTATGCAGTAATATAACGAAAAAAAAGATAATAAGAACGATAAACTTATTAACAATATTTGATATTTAAAAAAAAAGTAGAGTATGCCCAAAGCCCCTATGCTTATTTACTACCCCTTGTGGGGGGTAGACATAAGTAAATACAAGTATATTACAATTCTACAGGGACTTTTTTGCATTTTTACTATATTTTTTATTTATAGTAACTATAAGTTTTATTTATTCTAATGTACAAAGTCACTTATATTTTCACTACAATTGATTATCTTACATTGGTCTTTACTTTTCCATTCCCAAGATTTTACTCTTAAATTAACCAGTTCGTATATCTCTTTTCTTCTATCAGACTCAATACTATCTATAAGCAAATCTAAAGCATCTTTATCTTTTTTTAATACAACTTGTTTATTTTTATTTTTAATTGAATCTAACGCCTTTATTTTAGCTTTCTCTAAAGCAATCCTTTCCTTTATTTTATTATTGAAGTATATATCATAAGCATCTCTAAACTCATTATTAAGTTTATAATACATATCTATTTTAGTAAGTGCAGTATATATAGAACTTCTGTTTTTAGATACTCCGTGTTCTTTGTACCAGTCTTCTATGTTTTGGTCAATCATTCCATTGTAGTTTACTAATACCTTATAGAATAAAGTTCTTAAAAATACTTGTTCTGCTTTTCTTGTTGTTGAGAATACATCTACGCCTGTTTTAGCCATAAACTCTTCTGCTAACTCGTCTGCTTTTTCTTTGTTATATTTCATAATTATGCTTCTTTTGCTCCGTTTTTAATTAATACCTCATCAGAAACTTTTGTTATAGCTTCCTTGTCAAGTGAATAAGCAACTGCAACTTCTTGCATCTTACTAAAGTCATTAAACCTAAACATCTTTAATAAAAAAGTAAGGAACTCTAAATTGTTTGCTACTAACTTATCTCCTAAATCATTCTCATCTACCTTTTCAATTTCTGAAAAATATGTGTGTTCTAATAATAATAAGTCATCAATAGTTCTTTTTACATTCTTTCTTACTCGTTGTCTAAATAAACCAGATTGCATTGCTTCTTCTAAAAAGTGTAAGTTAATAAAAGAAGTTAATATCGCTCCAGTTATTTGTTCTAATTGTTTTTCGTTATAATTTCTCATTTGTTTTGTTTTTAAATTAATCCTCTTTGTCTATAATATAAATCCTCTAAATAATATTCTTTAGTTAATTCTATTTGATGTCTTAAACACTCGTTTAAATGGTTGTAAAGAATTTGTACATCTTTACCTCCTATGTTGTAATCTCTTCCTTTTAGGTTTATTCTAACCTCTAAAACATTATCTACTAATGTAATGTCTATTAAATGCTTTTCGTCTTTTAAGTAAATTGAAGCGCTATTTGGCAAAGGGTTGTTAAAATTGCTATCACTATCAAATTCTGGCTTGATGCTCGTTATTAATTTTATTAAGTCTTTTTTCATTTTTGTTTTTTAAATACTATATTTTCAACCATTTCAACACCTTTTTTATATTGTTCGCTCTTTATATCAAACATTAAGTTCCTTAATATACTTATTTGCTTAAATAGTTCGGCATTGTTGTTTTTTAGTGCAGCATCTTGTATTTCGGCTGCAAGTTCACTAAATTGTTTAGTTAGATTCATAATACTACAATTTTACCATTTGAATAATGTTTACATATAACACCTGTATTTAGCTTGATAACTTTAATAGGAGTTAAATTTTTTTTCTGTTTAAATTCTTTAAATAATCTTTTAAGTGTTTTCATAATATTTGTTTTTAAATTCTTTGTAAAACTACAAAATATTTTAGATACAAAAAACTTTTTAACAAATTTTTAACATAAAAAAAAGGTAAGTTAAAACTTACCCTCTTCTATTTCTATTTTTTGCAATTGTTCTAAATGCTCTATTTCTCTTTGCAGATAGTCTAATGCTTTTCGTAAGTCTTGCAATTCGTCTTGCTTCTTACCAGCTCTTGCCACGTATTTAAGTATATTACCCCTGTTAAAGTTTAAAGCGTAATCTTTGCATACATCTATAATATCGTAATCTTTTCCGTTTTCGTAATGTAATTGGGTTGCTCTCATAGTTTGTTAGTTTTTAAGTATGCTATAATAAATAGCACTACTAATATTATTAATACTGTTTTCATTAGTTATATATTAAAGTTGTTGTTAATCTAAATATTCCAAAATAGAGTTCAATATCTTTTTCAATAACATCTTCTTCTATAAAATCTTCTTGCTTTATTCCTATTAAAATACCTTTTATTAAAGATATTTTTATTTCAAATCTTACTAATTCCATTTATTTATTTTAAAATATTGTTAATTGTTGCTGATGTTGTTTAAGTCTTTTCATTGCTGCATCGTAATAGTCTTTATCTAACTCACAAGCTACCAAATCAAATTTTAAGTTATGGCAAGCTATTGCTATTGAGCCACTTCCTAAATGTGTATCTAATATCTTATCTCCTTCTTTTGCATAATTCATTAAAAGCCATTCATAAAGTTTAATTGGTTTTTGAGTTGGGTGTAATCTGTTTTTATCGGTGTTATTTATTTTAACAAGTTTAGGTAATTTATCCTCTGAATACCAAGCATATTCGATTTGGCTCATAGTTGGTACATATACCATCTTATCCCAAGTAATCAGTCCCCTACACCCGTTTTCCCATATGTAAGGAAAGTAATTTCCTCCCCAAATTATCTGTTGACTACTAACTCTAAACAACTCATCAAAATATTCGTTATTAGGTATTTCATCGTCCCATTTATGTTCATTAAACCTTACTTGTGAATTTCTTTCACAACCTCCCTTGGTAGTCCTATCGCCTAATCCATAGGGAGGGTCTACAATAGCCAAGTCAAAGTAGTTATCCTTGTACCTTGCCATAAGTTCTATATTATCTTCGTTTGTTATTTGTATCATAATTTATTTATTTTTATCGTGTTCGTAAATCTTTGTGTATAAATCCCAAATAGCTTGGAATGATTCCTCTCTGTTAAACTCTTGGCCATTCATATAATGCTTTCCTTTGTGTCCTAATTGATACCAAATTTTAAAACCATTGCCACTAACAACAGGGTAAATTCTAAAACCTTTTTTAAAGCAGTATCTTTGTGCGTCATAGTTAATATTCTTTATTACTAT